AGTGTTTTAGCTTTGTTTGCATCTAGCAACTCCTGAGCCTTTAATTCTAAATTGTCCATTTTTTAGTTTTGTAAAACGTTAATTAAACTTGTTAATATATTCGGCTCATCTTTTACTGGAGTGACTATTGTCGGCTCTGCTTCCGATAGTGAATTTTTACCTAAATTGAATGCCTCTAATTGGAATTGCTTTAATGCTATTTCCAATCTACCAAAGCCTTCATCTGTCAAGCTACCATCTTTTAGTAGCTTAATCATTTTTGCAACCTGATCATTAATCTCTGCCATTGTCAAAGACTTGAATCCTGTGAATGGAGTCTGAGGATTAGCACCCAAAGTTACATTTGATCCTTCGTATAATTTAATCTCTTTGATCATGCGAATCCCTGTCTTTTGATCGTAGTCTGATTTTATAGTTGAAAAACCAATCGAATGCTGAACTACAATTCCCTCAGCGTAAAGAATCATTGCATCTCTGCCGTATGATGTAGGTGCTATTTTACTTTCAAAGTATATACCTCTCTCCTGAGCCTCTAAAACCATAGGCTTACCATGCGGTTGCGCGTAGTTATGCTGATTTAAAAAGAATATCTCATTTGATCCCATAGGACCACGCTCTGCGATTGTTTTAGTTGCTGCACCGGGCATGATAATATCATCATCATAATCCTCATTGCCAAAACTTGCAAAGTAGCCTGTAACTGTCATCCTTTCGGAGTCCATGTCCTTTATCTCGGCATTGTAGTTCTTAAATTCTAATAATCCTTTCATCTTTACAAATATATTAATTTTTTAAATATCAAAATTATTCAGCATCTATCTGTTTTAATTTTCTAATTGCCCATTCAACTCCTGCCGTTCCACCCCATGCATCCCACATCAAACCACCGCAACCCTCTGTATAAGGAACATCGGCATGTTGCTGATGTCTTTTAAATGATGCCATTCTAGCGATTGTATCTCTAGACAAAGGTTCTCTATTAGCTAACTGCCTTGCTCTAGCTTTGCCAACTGGTGTACCGCATTCGCCCCATCCGTTTTCTTCTGCCCATTTTAAAGCACGTTTAGCATTATTTACCGCAGCATCTGGATAATCAGTATATGTTTTAGCTTTTAAGTCTTTTAAGTATGGAGGAGTTCTAGGCTTTAGTATTGGCAAACCATCTGAGTCCAATGTTGCTTCTGTAGCCATAACGCAACGGCAATTTACAACCTCAGCAGCTGGTGCCGATGGATCACCCGGATACATCATTGGAGTGATTCCAACTATAAAAGGTTGATTTATTTCAATAGGCTCCTGAGTCATTAATAAATGTGTTCTCCTAGTCCGTTTATCCTTTGTGTTAATCCAAAACTTTTTAACCTCGTAATCAGAACTTTGCGCACCTAAATTAATGCCATGATTCGCAGCTTTAGTTGATTCAGTACGTGCAATTACTAATGACCTTGCTCTGTTAAATGCAGGATCGTTTAAAGTTTCCTCAAATAACTTTGCTTGTTCTCTACGTGATAAATTCAGTCCTAATATGTTGTTTAACAAATTATTTATTTTATCTTTTGTTGTTTGGTCTATTCCTTGTACAGTAGTACCTCCAACTAATCTAAAAAACTCAACCATCTCAATATACCATTGAGGATTGAAGAAATCTGTAATAAAATCTTTTCGTGTTTTTGGTACTGAATTACGTATCCAGTCATAAGAGAATGTCGCAGCTGATACGCCAACCTTTGTATAGATTTTTTCTAATCCATCATATAAAGGTTTTTGATTTACTAGGAACTGAATGTAAACCTGTAGGTCATCAAAGTTATCTTCATTCACAAAATCAGCAACTGCCGATGTCTGCTCATCTAATGCCTTCTTAATGATAGGATAAGCATAAGCCTCATACTCTTTATGTAGCTTTAAATAGGTTTTGTGGTATTTAACACTACTTGCCATTTATGGTTGCATTGTTATATGCCTGATCTAAAGACAACTCCTCAATAGGTACTAAGTTAGCAGGAACGTAAATGTTCTGCATTTCTGGAGTGCTAATCTTATCATAACCTTGAGCAATACGTTTCTCATCAGGAGTTATCCAATATGAGTTAGCTAACCAATCTGTTAGCTTTGCCATATCCTCCTGCATTTCAGGATAACTACTAAAGTCAAAATCAAAGTAGTATTTCTTTCCGTATGCTTTAGCGTATGGCTCACAAACAAACTTGTTTATAGCATCTCTAATCTTGCGAGATAATGGAGCGGTTGCGTTATAGATTAACTGCTTTGATGCCCAACCCATGTTATTATCTGTGGAGGCTGATTCGCTTCCTGAGAATTGTATAGGAACATGAAAAGCAGTAAATATCTTTCGAGTATCTATGTTAAGCGATTCTATTAATTGTAAGTCAGTAGATGGCATTCCTATCTGAGTCCATTTTAAAGGACCTGAACTCGGGAATATTCTGTCCATTAAAGTCTCGCCACGCTTTGCATCAACTATCTTTTCTTTTAACAGATTCATCTGATCTTTAGTCAGATTAGCACCATTGCCATCAGGTGAAACAAAACCAAATGCTCCTCCATTACGTATCTGCTTTAATAATTCGTTATCGCCCTCATTCTCTTTTAATACGTTTCTGTAAATAGCTTTGATAGGTGACTGTCCGTATAATTGCGCTCCTGTTAAAGTAAAGTCAGGATTAAATGATTTAAAGTGAACAACCTGATTAGCAGGTAAAGGCACTTCCTCAATATAAATAGATGTCAAAGAATATCCTTTGATAGGCTCAAACATACCACCTGAGATAATCTCAATCCATTGACTAGGTAAGCAGTATAGTTGTGACCATATTTGTTTCTCAGTCATCACATTATCCTTACCATTCCCAAAAATATAACCATCGCCTGTACATAGGTAAAACCCTGCAAGATCAGTCATCCATTCTTCATAAGTCTGTAAAGGATTTGGCTTTGCTAATAAATCAAGTATAGGATTGTTTTCTACCTGATTAAACATCTGCTCTTTAAGTTGTAATGTTCTCATCTTAGCAGATGCACCCTCAGCCATTGACATATTCTCATATATCTTTAAATCCTTTTTAGTTACGCCCTCTTTGACTTCATAAAGACAATAAGCACATTCCGCAACCTTTTTACTTATAATATCAATGCAAGTGTAAACATCAGCGTTCTTTTGGAATCCCTCTTCAACAAACTTAATCTTATCTGAAAAATCAACTATAACCTGATTATTGCCAATCCATCCAAATACGTTCTGATTGTAAAGGTTAGCAGTTATGCTTTGCTGCAATCCGGGCATCAAAGACTGTAATTGATTTTGGGCTGCCTTTTCAATATCAGCCTTAAAGAATTTTTGTAGTATGCCCATAATTACCATTCAAATGAATATTCCTGTACAAATTTAGATGCCAACTTATTTAATGCCACGTATCTCAAAGGATCTATGAGGTGATTAAAGGCATCAATCGGCTCATTTAACATTTTGCCTGTTTTATCTTTTTTCCAAATATATGAATAAAGTTCCTTTTTTAGATTATGGCTATTTGCCGTAACATTTATCTTATATCTTTTAAGAATGTCTATGCCTTGCTTAATCGAGTCTGGTCCTTTAATTGCTCCATGAATGTTAAAACCTTCAGCATAAATCTCTTGTATAGACTTTGGCTCTGCACTATCTGCTATTATTTCTTGCTCTGGACTTACCTTAAAATCTCTTAGCTTTTGGCAAATATCCATATTAGTTAGCCTAGTTTCATAGCACATCTCATTTACCCACAACTCGCCTTCAGACTTATAAACCTCTATAATCCCTGTCGGATCATTGGTAAATCCAAAGTCAATGCCATAACTTATTAACTCAGCATCATCTGGTATTGCCTCACATATTGCCCAGTTCCTAAAGATAACGCCTTCAATCTTGCCTGTTAAACCTCTAGCATATACATTCCATAATTCCTGATCTAATTCTTTTATAGCTTCTATTCTTTGATGATCTTCCTCTGATAGGAATGGATTATGCCGATGGTCTGAGATGATTAATTTTGTATCTGGCTGACCAATCAGCTTAGTATGTGCCCAGAACTCATTAGTAGGATTGTAGTCAATGTATATTTTATTCTTTGTCCTGATTGCTAACTGCCAGTAAATCTGGTAGCTTATACCATTAGCCTCATTCACAAAAAGGTAGTCACGCTTACCATTCTTTGCTGACTGCTCATTCTCAAATGAAACAAACTCAATAAGTGAGCCGTTCTTAAAATAGATTATCCGTTCAGTCTTATTCCAAAACTTTAACTGTGATTGTAGGTATTTGTTATCTGCAAAGATATTCTCAGCATCTCTGTATGCACCTTTACGCAAGTTAGGTAAAGACTCACCGGCTACTGTTATAACTGACCTAGCCTCATTAACTGCATTATAAAATAGCAGTTGCATGATTGAATAGGTTTTACTTGACGCAGTACCTCCCTGATTTATTAGGACTTTTTCTTTAGCCTCATAATTCTCATAAAATACTGGACTGCAATTAAACATCTATTTCATTTTCACTATGTGACAAAGGAGGCGCAGTATTGTAAATGATAGGACCAGGTATTCTAAAGTTTAAATCCCCATCAACCGAAACCTCTTGCTTTGGTTTGCTCCAACGATATTCCATAAACATTTTAAGTGCTGACATATCTCCATCCTCTAACTTATCATTTAATAATTTTAACGCTAAATCATCCATTGGAGATAATCTTGCAATTAATGCTAACTCTTCAGATTTAGGTTTTCTACCTGCATTTTCTCTTGATCCGCCTCTTGTTTCCATTTTGAAATAATTTGATTATTCAAAAGCAAAGGTATTAAATTAATAGAATACTCTTTAATCCCATAATGTTCCTAACAATTCCTCTATTCCATTTTTTAACTGATCTGGTTGCTCTGTGTTCTTTTCTAATATCCTGAATGCATTACGTGACGCTCCTTTTAACTTCATTAGCTTATCGTTTAGTTTTCCAAACTCTGGTTTGCCCTTTACCTCCAGGCAAACAATTTCTAAATTCTCTATTAATAGTTGGCTGAGTATGTAACTCATTGCCATACTTTTCTCTGCAACTGTCATTTTAATTACTAATTATTCATTATTTTTTGGTTTCTATTTAACATAATGTAAGGATTTTAGCCTTTTTTTATCCATTTTTTGGTCCTAACCTTACTACTTTTAGCAAAAGGTAGTAGGGTTGATTTTGTAAAAAGTGCATTTAAAGCTATTTAAACGCAATAGGTAGTAAGGTAGTAACTAGAAAATGTAATTTTGTAAACCCTCTGTAAATATATATGTACACATATTATCACTTCATATATTATATAAAATATAGTTACTACCTTACTACCTTACTACTTTTATGGCTTTAAGTATATTTAAACGCAGATAGTAAGGTTGCTTAATAAAATCCTATACCTTACTACCTTACTACCTAAAAAACATCGTGATTATAGCCATTAGTATGCACCTGGTTAGTGTTTATTGTACTTACCTCCCAAACATAGACAGGGATGTTGTTTACCTTCTTCATTCGCCTATTAAAGCCAATAGACTTCATACGTAGACCTATCATGACTGGCGATAGCGTAATCTGTGATCTAACTTTAATGTAGCTTAAAATTTCAGTAGATGAGAAAAACTCAGATTCATTTACATTGGTAGGTATTTCAAAATACTTTAAAATCATGTCCTCTTCTTGAGATACTGCTTTAAATTCATCGGTACTAGCATTAAGTATCTGGATGTCATCCCCTGATAAATTATGATTGTAACCCGAGTTATAGAGATGATACATTTCCATAAACAAAGCCTTTTTATCTATTGAATTGTAAAGTTGATGATCTATACTGAGCACCTTGACTGGCAGTATTCGCCTATTACCTGTAGGATCGCTTAAAAGTCCTTCGATGTTAGTTGTACCGCAAAGCATAGCTAATCGGTTTAAATCAACGGAAACAACGCCATAAGGCTCACGGATTGAAAATGTCTGGCTAGATGTTAACCGATTAAGCATTTTGGCTTCGGCTTTAGATTTACCGCCCATTTCATCATCCATAATGATCAGCTTCTTTGTCATTAGGATGTCCGAATCTTTGCCTTGATCTAGCTTATCTTCAGCATAATAAGACTTTAACTCATCGGGCAGTAAACGCCTAAACCATTCGGTTTTACCTGTATTCTGACCTCCAACTAATACCAGGACCAAAGGTGAATGTTTACCATTGATTGACGCCATTAATGATGTGAGCCATTTCTTTATAAACAGATCATGATTTTCAGTATCTGTTGTAATTGTACTAATCAGTTTATCAATATTTCCTGTGCCTTTAATTTTAATATTTGTAAGCAAGAAAACATGAAAAGGATTATA